GATGCTATATGCTCAGCAACGTGTGCAATTAATATTGGTTGCATAGCTTTCGCTCCAGGATTGCCTGCAAGCGATGGGTCTGAAAGAAACTGTAAATGTACTGCGATATGAGATTCATGGTCTTGCTCTGGGAATGCTCTTATTGGTTTACCATACATCGTGCTTAGATTCTCATCTATCGGATCAAGTCTTGATGCTTCTTGTGGAGCTTTTAATATCTCATCGACATTATTTATTCTTATAGCTTCATACATTCTTTTGTATGCTTCATATTGATCATGTAATTGAGGTGCTGCTTGGCTCATCTGCAATATTGCTTGAGCTTGTGCGATACGTTGTGCAGTGCTAAATATGTTCGGATCACTAACAGGAATAATATCTATACGATCATTAAAATCTGCAGCATATATTATTGCTGTTGCACCAGCCATAGAAAAATTATTAGACTCAGGCAAATATTCTGCATTTAATTTTGCAAGTAATTTAAACTCTTGTCCTTGAGAATAGTGCAACCTTTTGTGTATTGCTGAAAATGATTTACTGCCTTGCTCTATTAAGGCAACAGTTGAGCCAACAGGTGCATTTGGATTTGTATCTCCAACATTTAAATCTGCAGTGCTTGCAAATCTACGACCAGCATCAGCTATCGCATTCATTAATTGAAACAATGTACCACTTGGCTCTTTGAATGGCAGAGGCATTATTGCTTTGTTAACATCATCAACTGTAGCATCAAGATCAGCAAACTCTCCTGGATTGATTTGCATCTCGCCACCTGTCACTCTGCCTTTTAACTTAAAACCACCTTGCATATTTGCAAATGCAGCAGAATCTAATAATGCTCTTAATGATCCAGTTGCAGCTTTGCCCAAGCCACCAATCATATGGTAAAGACCAAATCCATAAAAACCAGTTCCAGGAAGAAACTTATAACTTACAAACCAGTCTCTTCTTTTTTGTTGCTCGTCTTCTTGCATCCAGTTTCTGCGAATGCTTACAATCTTCTCAGAATCATAATCTATTGTAACAACATAAGGTAAGGCAACTGCATTCTCATCATCGTCATCTATACTATCTATTCCTTCAAACGACTCGTAAACATGCATCTCTAATAAAGTCATAACCTCATCAGAAGAGTCGCCATAAGGATCAACACCTTCAATCTCACTGCCTATATCTCCTGATGGATCAATGTCCTCTGATGAATATTTACTTGGCAGATACCAGCCTGCTTTTACATATTTGTTAAAATCATTTCTTGGTATTCTGATCAGATGTGTATATCTTGATGATGTATATAAATCTTTGCTCTCTGGCGAGACAATAAAGTCTTCTGCTTTTACAAACTGCGAACACTGCCTGTCTAAATTTGCATCCCACCATACCTTTTTAAAAGTATGCCCAACCAAAGGCAACTGAAATAACATTTGATCCAGATCAGGGAAATACTCAGGCATCTCTTGAGTGATCTGATAATTCATATAGTCTTTGACTCTTTTGGCTTGCTCCTCAAGATCTTCACTTGGCTCACCAACGATAACTGTTTTTACTGGACCACCTGATGGATATAATTCTGCTATTGCTCTTGCATTAAATTGAGTTGCTGCTTCAGCAATCATAGGATGAACAACTGTACTCAGACCTCTTGTTGCTCTTTGGTTCTCTTCTTCTTGTTGGCCACCTTCAGGATCTAATGTTTCAAGACCTTGTTTATATCTATGTTCCCATTCAGATCTTGCTTCTTTATCAGACTCATAACTACTGATCAGAGAACTTGACTTTGAATTCAGTTCGTTCTCGTCAACTGACTCTGCTAGGTTTTCGTCAAAAGCAGTTCTATCTTCTTCTACAATATCAAGACTAGGATCACCAATCAGAACTTCATCGTCATTTATCTTCTCTATTTGGAAGTCGTCAGCAGGCATACTTTCTGCGAATGGAATAACTGTTGGGGATTTAGCCATAGAATGTCATCCTTTTTTGAGGTTGCTCATTATCTTCGTCATAATCAGTTGAATGTGTTATAAACCAACCTTTTCTTAATCTTAACCATGCTTGTGTACATGTGTCAACTATATCATCATTGTCGCCTGCAGGAAATGCTGCACATATATCTATTAAATTTTTAGCCCATTTTTTGTCAGAAGGAAAGTAAATTCTTCCATCTTCTAATAATGCACTGCTCGCATGAGCTCTTGCTTCCTTGTCTCTATCAGGATTATAAGCCAAAACTGGTACACCTGCCATGCGTAAATCTTGTAACAAACTTTGACCAGATGCTTTCTTTTCTATCAGGACTGCGTCTGGTTGCCAGTCATCATAAGACTCCTGCGCAAGTTTTCTTAATTCAGGATATGTAACTCTATCATACCACATCTCAATAACAATAGCATTTACTTGACCATCTTCTCTAAACACTCCCCATGTTGTGCGAGCAGAATAAGAACTTTTCTCTTTAGTAGAAAATGCAGTATCGTAACTTTGTATTACATATTCAATATTTGGCAGTTCGTCTTTCTCCCATGGCACCCACCACTTTGCTTTTAGTATGCCACCACCTTTGGGCATTGGTCTCTGCTGCAGTTGACCTGCACTTGCGTATGTCCCAAGACTCGTTTCAAGAGTCTCAAGAGTTTTCTCGTCAACTCTCTCTGGCCACAACAACTCACCTTCTTTGGTTCGAGGATCCCCAAATCCGAGAGTAGATCTTGTTGGTGTTGGATGTCCGATTTCATATCTTGCAGGTAAACATAGATGATCCCAAGCATTGTATTCATTCCCTAATATATGACCAGTAAGATCGTTCTCGTGAACTCGCTGCATAATTATAACAAAGGCACCAGTCTTTGGATCATTCAATCTAGTTTGCATAGCTTGATCCCACCAGTCAAGAACACCTTGTCTAACTGCGGAAGATTCTGCTTCTCTAACATTGTGAGGATCATCAATAACTATTATATCACCACCTTCACCAGTCAATGCTCCATCAACAGATGTTGCGATCCTCTGACCAGTTTTATCATTCTCAAATCTTTGCTTTTGATTCTGGTCAGTTGTTAGATTATACATATCTCCAAAATATGTTTTATACCATTGGCTGTCAATTAGTCTTCTACATTTTACCGAATCTCTAATAGAGAGTGAACCAGCATAACTCGCAAACAAGAATCTTTTTTCTGGCTGGATGGTCCAAGTCCATGCAGGTAATGCAACAGCGACACTAATTGATTTCATATGCCTCGGAGGAATATTTATTATCAATCTTTTTATTTTGCCCTCAACAACAGCTTGCAGATGTTCACTGATAGCATCTATATGCCAGTTGTCATAGAACTGTCGTCCTGGCTCAATTGCCTGCCAAGAATTCTTTGTGAATTCCTTCAGCGACCTCTTCATCTTCTCTGCTCTCACTTGCGTCAATGACAGAGTGTTCAAGAACTCGCTCAATGGTGGTGAGGTCATTATCACTTATCCTAGTTATATCTATTATCTTTTTTTCTTCGACTTGTGCTTTAATCTCTACTGCTTTTAAATCAGGAACACATTTACCAAGTAAAGTTTTTGCAGCCATAACTCTTAACTCTGGATCTGCAGATATTTTACCAACAGTTGACAGCTCGCCACCATCATCTGAATAAACAGGGAAGATCTCTTTGCCTTGCATAACTTGCGCAAGGAATCCAACAGGATCTGCTTGTCCCATAATCCAGTTGATAGTTGTATGATGATTCCATTTGTATGGTCTTTCTCTTGCTGGCTTCTGATATTTCATTGGCTCGACAGATTTAAATTTGCCAGTAAATTTATCAGGTTGTATTGGTGGTCCATCTTTAACAGGTCTCTGCACCTGAACTTTCTTGTTCTTTGTAGCCATGTTTTATTCCTTTAAACCTTATTTCCAGTGGTAAACTGCTAAACTAACTGTCAACAATTATTACTCTTTTTTAGAAAAAAGAAAAGCCAGAATTTATCTGGCTGATCTCAATAGGGGAGGAAACAATAGAAAGATATACTTTTCTGATCAGAAAAGATAGTTTTAATTATCATAATGTTGCATAAATTTTAATTTAGCAGAAACAACATGAACAATCCTCAACATATTTTTAACAGAAGATAATTTTGCTTCGGACTTCTCCTCTGATAATTGATTTCTTAATTTTATTAATTCTTTGTTGAGACCATCTACTTCATCTTTAATTTCTTTTATTAAAACCATCTGTGCAGTCCTCCGAATCATATAATTGTAATAACTTTCTTGTATCATTTACTAACCATATAAAAAAGGGGAGCATTGCTCCCCAGTTGTTAGAAATTATAATCATGAAATTTAAAAGGTTGCTCGCTAAGAAAATGCTTGCCAACAATTGATTTGTAATAACCATCCTTTTGTAATCTAGCTTTTATAACTTCGTTAGATTCATTTGAGCTATAATTATAATCCTGCTTGTCTTGGTCTACACAGTGAGCAGAAAATCCACCAGAGACGAAATGTTTTGGCTTTACAGTCTGAACTGTATCCATCTGCCTGACCTCAATAGTCTTTGGAGAAATAACTCTTACAATCTCATAAGGTTGTACATCGGTGTACATATGATTGTTACAATATCCATAAAAAGAATATGAAATATCTGAATAAACAATAACCTCATATCCTCTATCAGTAAGATATTTGAAACAAGGCAAAGATTCAAAATCAAAATTAGTTCTAAACTCCTCAGCTGAATTATATGAATAAAAGCTGATAGCCATCGCCTTAGAGCCATTGAAGTTATACCTTGTGCCATTCTTAATTAAAAAGTTATCAACAGCATAATTTGAAACTTCATTTGTTTCTGTATTCTTAATCTCAATAGTAACAGTAATAAAATATTTTTTAAGCATTTGTTTTTTCCTTTCTCAATGTCTTAATTATTTTTAATGCCTTAGTTAAATTAACATTTGTTTCTTTGCTATACTCTTCAGAATCGTTAAAAACAATTTCTGCATAATCATCTAGAAGATTGTGAATTAATTTAAGTTCATCGCTTTTCATTTTTATTCCTTTCTCAATTTATACAAATATCTTATCTTTTTTTTACAGAGAAGTAAACAATATTCGCAAAAAAGATATTCAATGAAAACAACAACTTAGAAAAATAGTTACCAGAGTCTGGGATACGTTTCCTTTAATCCATTAGATAGGAAACGCAGACTAACATCATGTTATAATTAAATAAAATCACTTACGAAACCAACGTTCCCACAATTCTCTAAATTTCAAAC